CTATATACTTCTCTTGTGCCTCGTTGAGTTTCTTATAATAAGACTCAGCTACTTGCCCGTGTTCCTCGTAAGCATCTTGCAAACCTTTCAGTCCACTATCAGAGAACCAATTACTTTCCTCGTGGCGTGCTTTCATCACAGCAAGACGATAGTCGTTCACAGAGTCACGGAGTTTATTTATCTCCGCTTGCTTTCGTGCTGCTTTCTCGTATAAGTCATCTTGATTAGGAAGTACACTACTAAGCGTTTGCATCAACTGAATAGCTGCACTTATGATAGCCAATATCACACTTGCCGACTCAATAGCCTTCATAGTGTTTGAGCCTGCTTTTCCTATCGCTGTGACACCATCGGAGATAGTTTGGTAATAAGTCATCACAGAGCCAAAGAGAGAGAAAATCTCGCCAGTCTGTCCTCCTATCTTACCGCCTAACTCGCCCATCTTATCAGCTACGCCTTGAATAGACTTCGTAAGTGTCTTATGTGCGTTCTCAATCTTATGGGTAGTCTGTGCTACCTGCTGACCTTTAGCAGCAACGTCCGCCTCTGCATCTGCTAATTCCCAATATTCAGACACCCACTTTTTAAGGTCTTTATTGTAGCCTATGCTCTTGACAATCTTCTCTCCGCCTTTTACTCTATCTCGTCTATTCTCAGCTGCTTTTAACTCGTCCTGCTGCTTTATAAGCTCATCGGTGAGTTTCTTTATCATTCCGATAGGGTCACGGCTGATAAGCTCATCAATCATTCCATTGATAGCATCGAAGTATGTCTTTACTCCTTCGGGGTTGAGTGCCTCTCCTGCTGCTTGTTTAACCTCATTGAACCTACCAATAAGGCTATTTAGTGTGTCCGTTGATGCCCCTTTGAGGTCGTCAAAAGCCGCTACATAGTTAGGGTCTTTCTTTAGCTGTTCAAAAGCAAGTGTCATCTGTTCCTTGCCGTAGTTTGCCCTTGCCTCTGTTAGCGTGCGATATAAAGCATCTGCTTTCTCCTTATCGCCACGTTTCTCAGCTTCTGAAATAGCCTTATAGATGTCAGATACATCTTTGGAGTACTTCTTTACAAGGTCTGTTTTCTTGTCAAAATAAGACTCATTGGCTTTGATAAGGCTATCTTCATAGGCTATCTCTGCATCTTTGAGTTTAGCAATTTCCTCGTCATACTTATGCCATGCTGCCTTTGTTTTCGTATCATAGTTCTTGTACTCTTCCTTTGTGTATCGGTCGTTAGATGAAGCATAGGCGTACTCGGAACTATTGTAGAAGTTCTTGCCCTTATTCTTTGGGTTTGCCTCCCACTTTTGCTTTGCTTGCTCTATACGCTGCTGCTTGATGTCCTCAAATGCTCTGTCGATAGCTTCCTGCTCTTTCTTTCGATTGAGTTCTATCTGTCGGATTTTCTTCTCGTTACCATCTTTGAGGATGTTTATCTCTGCCTGCTCGGTTTCGTTTGCCAAATCCTCTGCTTTTCGCCTATTCTCAAGTTTCGCTTTTGTTTCAATCTCAAAGGCTTTCTCGTTGGCTTCGTTCTGCTGCTCGGCTGCTTTCTCTGCTGCTTTTGCTGCTTTTTCACGTTCTTTCTGTGCTTTCTTAGCTGCTGTTTCGGCACTCTTTGCACTTTTAGCAGATGCTTTCTCCTCGCTTTCTAATGAGCTGCCAGATAGTTTTGAATACGCCTCGTTTGCCGCCTTATATTCTTCTTGCGCTTTAAGAAACTCTCCTTGTGTACCTTGCTTTTTTGCACGCTCTAATTTTTTACGCTTCTTTATAGCCTCATTGCGTGCATCCTTTAAGGCTTTTGTGTATTTGACATCGCTATTGCCTTTGCCATCTTTTTCGGGGTCTTTGATACCGAAAATGATTTCCTTTCTTGTCTTTTGAGAAATACCATTCATGTCAGCAAAGTCGTTTACTGCTTTGTCTCCATTGACTTGTAATTCTCTCATTTGCTTAATTTCAGCACCTCCACCTAAAGAAAATAATGCGCCATGAATGTTATTGGTAAGGTTTCTGACTGTTGTTTTCTTACCCTTATAAACAACTTCTTTGTCCAATCCTTTTCCAGTAGAAATATACTCGTTTACAGACTTCATCAGTTCGTTAGCATATTGCTGCCCATAAACATCTACAAGACCCTTATATAGAGTTGCCCTTCTACTCTGTATGTCATCTTGTGTTGCTTGCATGTTGCTATCATAGAATTGCTTTAGCTGACGTGCTGCTACACTTTTGCGAATAGCATCTGTAAGTCTATTGTAGCTTGATGTCAGAGTACCAGTGCGGTCAATCTCGGCTGCAAGTCTACTATCATACTGCCCATACTGGGAGATAATAGCATCTTTTGCATCTTTCCATGATTTTGTCCCTTTCTCGCTTTGTTCAAGTTCTGCACGAAGGTCATTTAGTTTACTTATTTCTGATTCTGCCGTTTTCGATACATTGTTATTTGCATCTTGCAATCTATTATTAGCTGCAGATGTCGTATCAGCTTGCTTGGAAACTTCATATAGAGCCATGCCAAATGCGGCTAAAGCCGCTGCTGCTGCGACATAAGGATTTAAGAGTGCCGTTGCGTTAAGTTCTGCCCATTTTGCTTTAAGCGCATCAATAACATATCCTGTAATAGTCATATTTGCCGCCATTGCTTTCTCAAGCACTATATTTAAAGCAAGCCCCGTTCTGTATATACCATATGTTATTACAAGCCCTTCAAGTACCTTTCCTATCGTTTCGTAGTTCTCGACAAGATACGTACCAGCCTTTACGGCACTCATGATGACACCCTCACCCTTAGAGCCTATCTCATTGAACATATTATCAAAGGACTCTTGGAGCATGGAAATCTGTCCATTGAGCGTCTTTGCGCCCTCTGATGCCATACCATAGAACTTACCACCTGCCGATGTAGCAGAGATAAACGCATCCTGTACCATCTTAGATGTGATAGCACCCTTTGACATCTCGTTTTTGAGCTCACCGATAGATTTACCAGTTTTGCGTGAAATTTCTTCCAATGGATTGAACCCAGCATTGACCATTTGCATGAGGTCCTGTCCCATCAACTTTCCTGCACTACTCATCTGCGAGAAAGCAAGAGCCAGCCCGTTGAACTTCCCTGTATCACCCATTGATACATCACCGATAGCCTTTAGGTAGTCAATAGACTTCTCAGCCTCGATACCAAAGGATGTCATCATCTGCACCGCACCGACCATATCCTTTGTGTTTAGCGGAGAAGCAAGGGCATATTCTTTAATTTGCCCCATAATATTGCTAAGACGTTCCTCATTACCTCCCAATAGGACTTTAAGGGATGTTTCCATGCTCTCGAACTCTGCACGGACGGATATAATTCTGCTTGCGAGTTCTTTTAACCTCATACCGCCAAGAAGCATACCGCTCATCTGCTTGAGTTTACCAGTAAGCATGTTCATGGTTTCTGCTGTTCCGCCACCTTCCTGCCGTAACAATGCGTATTCGTCACGGAGTTTCTTTACTGATAGCCTTGCTGTTGCCTGCTCTTGTGTGAGCGCAAATAATGATGCATTCTCTTCATCAAGAGCCTTTTTGGCTGCTTTCCACTCTGCAAGTTTGGCATCAGATGTCAAAGGAGATGACTTAACAGACTCACGATAAGCATCGCCCAACCGCTTAACATCTGCGGCAACGTCCCTAACTACTCCTTTCTGAGCAATAATCTTCTCAGTGAAGTCATTGACACCCTGCGAAGCTGCAAATATCTTCTGCTTAAAGTCTGTTTCCATTGCAGCAGATGTCTCGGCAATCTTACCAGTGACATTCCCTAATTCCTTAGAAGTCTGTTGTAATTTACTATTCAGCTTATTAAAGGATGTAGGGTCTTGAATAGCATCTATACCTTTAATCTCCTGCTTTAACTTCGTTATCTCGTCTCGTAACCGCTGAACCTTTTCATAGTCCGCTTGTACACGGAATTTCAATTCTGCCATATCTACTTTCTTCTTCTGTTTGCGAGTTCCTTACCGCTGATTTTTTTCACGACATCACCGAAAGCCTCGTGTTGCTTGTCTTTCTGCATGATAATGAGGTTACGATAAGGAATTTGATTAACTACTTCGTCATACGTCAGATGCAAGCTATCCATGAATGACGCTATTTGTCCCAAAAGGGTTTTATTTCCGACTACTTCGGTGTTGCTGCCAGTAGGCTTGCGTTCTTCGTCAAACTGACAGCTTTCAAGAAAGGGGCTATGCCGATAAGGTCAAAACCTGCTGCAAGCGCATCTACGACCTCCTCAAGAGTTCCATTGCATAATTCCTTGGTCTTGGATAAATCGCCTGCCATAAGCCACGAGAGAGCCTTTGCATATGCTTCACTATCCTTTGCAGATAGGAGCATCTCTTTTATCGAGCTACCCTCTGATAGATTTATGTCACTGATACACGATATAGCGCCTGCCAACCGCTTAATCGTAGGCGGTTGAATAGCGTATGCTTGATTATTTACGTAGACAAACGCATAGTCATTGCCTAAGATAGCATCTGATACTAATTTACTTGCTTTACTCATACTGAAAATAAAAAAGGGTGGAGGTGGTCTTTTCGCCACGTTCCACCCCAATGTTATCCTGAAACTTTCCTTACACCAAAGCCTTTACCTCTGACTCGTCAAAGTTATACTCTGGTGACACACCATCAACAGTAGGAGCCTGAACAAGACCCTTGACTGCAATAGCGATAGCCTTGTCGGTGTTCGCCTCACGTGCTACGATCTGGCAGTTAGGGAAGATGAACCAAACATCGTCCTCAGTCAGACAGAACAGAGCCTTTTTGATGACAACCTTGTCAGTAGCTCGCTTCCAACCAACGATGTCATCCTTGTCAGTGCCTGCACCGCCCTTCTTGATGACTTCACCACCCATAAGAGCAGCTTTGGCAGCGTAGTCATACTGACCGATTGAAAACTGAGGGGTAATCTCTCCTTGAGTGGTGTCATAGCGGTATGCTTGACCCGTGAGTTGATTCTTGTATGGAGTGACAGAAGCCTCACTTTCCTCAATGTTCCATGTTTCACCATGCACATTCATTACCTCATTCTTAGCAGTCTTGGCAGCCTTGATGATTGTACTTGCACTTGCTGCGGTAAGGTCATTCTTGATCACGGAAATGTCAGCATAAAAAATCTTCTTAATGCCGACAGCTGAAATTTTTCCCATATTTACTTTACGTTTAATGCGTTAAACAATATTCTACAATTAATAAAATGGCACTTCAAAGCAGTGTCCGCTTCAATGTGGATAGTATCTATCTCATAGTTGTATCTTGTTCCGTCAAACTCATCTGTTACGCTTTTAAAGAGTTCTTTTGCCTTTCGCTCTAATTCCTTTAATCGAAGTGTATTGGCAATTTTCACCCCTAAATCGGGTACGCACAGATTGATGTCACAAAAACACTTCTCCCAATACTTGCTCGGGGTCTGTCCTTTCACGTGGATAGTGATGCGTTCGTCTTTCAACTCGTCTATAAGGGTTTTGCCGAAAGGAACTATCTCTATCCCAAACGCCTTGCAATCTCGGTAGAGAATATCTGCTATGTCGGTAGTTACTATCATTCAAACATTTCCTTTAGTTTCTTCTCTGCTCTCAATGCAGGGTCACTCAGTACAACAAATCCCTTTGCCTCGACATATGATGCGTAAGGAGCGGTGTTCTCTAATGTCAGCCCGTCCTCGTCTACATCGTAGGCATTGGACGTTCTCAAAGTGAGTGTGTGGTCTTGGTATGTTCCGCTTTCTTCTGCGTCCTTTACTGCCGCATCGCCAACGTCTATCATTCCTTTTTGAACCTCCCACTCAACATCATCAAAGAACTGGTCTACATCTGAAAAGTCACTATCTATAACCATAATTCAGAGTTATTGAAATAGTTAGCGTTCTTTACAATGTAAACCTTACCTTCTCCTCGTACGCTTTCCCCCTCAAGACATCTTACCTCTATACCTGCTTTAATATCGACATTCATCTCACATACTACGTGATAATTAGGTCTGTACACATCTCCATTAGGAGAGTTAAACTCTTTTGTGGTGTTGTCATCACAACGGCACTTACAGAGTGTTACCCACTCTTCACCTCCAGTGTTAGGGATTGGGTGTCCGTATTCGTCCTCTTGGAGTGGTGTTACCCTTTTAACCTGCAATATGTGGGGTGCAAATATCATAAGATGCGTATCTTCGGTTTATTGTCGTTGAGTTCGTCCTTCAATCCATACTTCTTACAAAGGAGAGAGTAATAATCCTTTATGCCTTGAGTATTCCACGACATAGAGAAACCGCTCTCATTGATAGATGTAGGACGAAGTAAAAGGGATGGAATAAATCGGGCAATAGCAACAGAGATATTATTAATTACATCTGCATCAACATCGTCCTCTATATTCACACGTGCATTGAGAGACATATCCAACAAGTCAGCCTCCGACACTTGTATGCCGAATGACTGAAACTTGCTTGATATGTATTCCCTTACGTTCATTTTGTCAACTTAGTAAGGTCAAGTGTGGTAATGAGAGTTGGGTCTGCAATCTGTGGAATCCACTCTGCGGTGTATTCGAGATAGCGTCCGTTGTGGTCACGATTAGCAGCTACAAGCATATCACCATCACCCGTTGGAGTGTAGGTCATACCTGGCACTGGGTCGGTCTGCTCATACGGCGTGTGGTAGCGCATATAGCCAATCTTATCCTGTGGAAGGAGTGTGATATGACCATCTGCGTACACCTGCACATTCTTGCCATTCTGCTCCTTCACATAGTCATCCTTGATTTCGATAGCAGGGAGACCAATACCCGTGAAGAGGTCAGAAGCAAGAGCAGACGTTACAAGACCAGTAGAGAGATACATTTGATTAGAACCAAGCTGCATCTTGAACATCTCACCGAACTCAGAAGAACCGATGATGTGCTTCATGAATGTGCCACGGCTCATAATCATCTTTGAGTACTTACCGAAGTCAGGAGCAAGCTCGTTAAGTTTGTTCATGAGGTAAGTAACCATCTTCTTCTTTGTGCCGTCTATAACGTCACTATCCTGCAACTCGATAGAGTTCATAGGAAGTTCGATGTTGAGGAACTCTGTAGCGTTCTGCTCTGATACTGCCTTGTCCTTGTTACGAACAGAGGCCTTACCCGTCATAAGGAGGTCGCCAACAACCAAATCCATACGCTTATGAGCAGCAAGCATTACCTGACGATAGTCATCGTAAATGAAGCTGATGATGTCGTTGAGTGCTGATACTTGTCCTGTAGCGTTCGCATCGTTGTACTTATCCAACAAATCCTGAAGTTCTGACAAGCGGTCTACGCTCATTTGATAGCGGTCGCCAAGATAAGCAATCTCGCCATAACCCTCGCCCATGTTCCTACGCTCACGGATTGGCTTCTCACCAAATTGAGAGTTGATAGAACCTGCCATCACGCCACGAACAGAACCGATATAGTCTTTGAATACTCGTGTAGTGGTCTTACGCCAGTCGAGGAACTCCTGCCAATAAATAGCGTCCGTTCTTGTTTGAAGGACACGATTAATAACTGCACCTACGATAGCAGGCTCGTTAAATAATGATTGAATAGTCAATGTCATAATATGCCCTTTCTTTTACTCGTTAAACTGGAAGTGAGGGAGGTTAGCCTTGTCCTTCTGTGAGAAAGGAGTTACCAACTTCTCGGGTTCAATCTCAAATGCTCTCTGTAAGAGTGCGACACCGTTAATGCCGTCTGCAACCTTATGAGTTTCATAAAGTGCGGAGTTAGCGACATTCTTAGGGGTTGTGCCGTCTGCTGCCTTAGCCTCAAACAACACATCACCAGACTTCAATGCGCCGATAGCAGCAGAGAGTGTGAGCTCGTCATACTCTGCCTTTGACTTGTCGATAGCGTTAACTGTTGCCCCCTTAGTGCCATTGCCTAGGATAGTTCCCATAACCACGTATGAACCCTTAGCAATCTTTACTTTGGTGTCAGTTGCACCAACATTCTCCTTTACGAGAACATTTACCACAATCTTTGCGGTCTTTGCCTTGAGGTCGGCTGCAATAGGAGTGAATGAAGGAACATAGCTGCCTACTGCCAATCCTGCGACATCAAGGACGTAATTGCCACGACGACGAAGACCAGTAGAGACATCGTAACGCTCTTCCTGCTCCTCCTTTGGTGGCAAATTGTACTTAAATCCTGCCATAAATTACTTTTTGTTTTGTTCTACAATCTCTTGTGTTCCCTTGTTGATTTGTTCAGCAATGGAACTAATCTCGCTTTTGTGTTCGTGGTTTCCCTCTTCGGGAGACTTTGCGAACTGGAATCCACCATTCTGCATCTCCTGCTTTACATCGGTGAAGTACTGATTAAGGTCTGCATCGTCAGCGATGGTTTTGCCTTTGTAGGCAAACTCGGGAATACCAAACGTTTTTGCCACATCGTCAATCTGCTTGTTGCGAACGTCCGCCTTTGTCTTTGCGTCCATTGCTGCTAACTTCTCGCTCAATGTCTTATTAGAGTCAATAAGACTTTGCGCCCACGCTGGCACTTGTTCCGTTGTCTGTGGAGTCGGTGTTGGTAGTGGGTCTTGTGGCTTTGGTTCCTCGATTGGCTTTCCGTCCTTGATGTTGTGCTTCTTCTCGTAGTTTGACACTGCGGTCTTTTGCGCACCATCAGCCCGATAGTCGCCATAACTTGTTAGTACGTCTTGAAAGGAGATACCCTCAACGATTGAGTTTACCTTGCTCTCGTCCGTTACTCCTTCAGCTTTCTTACTTGCCATACGCTGAAGGGTAGCATCATCAGCCCCTTGGAATTTGGTTCTGAGTCCTGCCAAAATTTGTTCGTAAATGTTCATACTTTATAAAGTGTTAACTTGAATAAATCTTTTCAAATTTACACATTATAAAAGGGGGATTTGCGTTTTTCAGTGGCTGAGAAATGACAATAAGGCTGTTGTAATAAAAAGGCATAAAAAAGGCTGCCATCTTCACAGATAGCAGCTTTAATGTAAACGATAATGTTCTAAAATTAAATCAAATAACTAATAATTTCATTACATATCTTATCTCGTTTATCTTTTTGTAAAAATTCCATTTGAGAGACTTCGTACGCTGATAGTGTCTCGGTATCTTCAATTCTTATACATATAGGAATATCTACATGTCCTAAAGAAGTATCTATGACTACTGCTAATTCTTGATTATCATATCCTATAGCTTTACATATCTTAATTGGATAGTCATGTGATAAGCTATAAACACCATAGGAAATAAGCC